TTCCCCCGCAATCATTGATTTACTTAATTTCTCATTTTCACTGAGATGTTAGACTGACGTACGTATGTATTTCAGTTTGATGTTTTATAATTTGAGAGATGAGTTTAAACCTATTTAGCATTTTATTGCTGCTTAGGTGTTGCTTCATCTGCATGGTTTACGATTTCCATATATTCTGTTTAGTTCATTAGATTAGTCCAATTTATTTGTTCTAATTTGATGTTCAAGCGTTTCCATTACTTTCGTTTTATGACCATGTTCTGTTTTCATCGTGCAGTTGGTGATCTGCTTAAAAACCACCAATTTTTCTACACTAACTGGCCAACTTAGTTGGTAACAGGTAACCCATGGGAAAGTTATTAGATAAGAAGAAGCTAGAGAAACTGGTCACTTCTCTGGTGGGCATTTATCGAAACCTTTCCTGGCCCGCCTTTAAAGGGTCGCTGCGCATTCGTGTGCGTATTTTTGTATAGCAGGGATATCAGTACCTGCTGGCGTTGGGTCTGGCACGATTTTACCAGATTATAAGACGTTATGCTACTGTAGGGCGTCCGAGTCCTGCGAGGAGGGGGTAACTCCTCGCTTAAACCCCAAAGGCGCATACGGTGCCTGTCCCGTAGGGTGCGGGAAGACAGGCAAACATCTTTTAGTACCGGATGTTAAATAGGTACACCAAATTGAACACCGCGCTTAAGTGTTCTCTTATTCGGAGCCGATCCGTCCTGCGTAGTGGACATCCAGAAGACCAAGACGTTTTCTAAATTTCAAAATTGTCCGACCAACAATGCTCTTGAGGAGATGGTTCCTCCTCCTGAGTTTCCTCAGCTTAACCAACCTGCCGCTTCGGCGGCGCGCTTCCATTTTGAGGAAGACGACGATTTAATCGTCCATTTCTTTGAATGGTTGACTGAGAGCCACACTCTCGATAACTTTTGTGGCTTTCCGGAATTTTTCCCTTATACTCATTCTTACTACCTCATTATTAAACCGTATCGGAAAAGTTTCCGTTTGCAGATTCTCTCGAAGAGTGGAGAGAGAATTAGCAGACAAGTCTGGGAAGACTTTAAATTCCCGGATCTGCTTCGCCTTTTACACCGTCGTTTTGAAAAGCTGTTATTTCTGGATCAAGATCAGCGTGAGCGACAATTATCGATTTGGCGAGGTGAAAATAGTGGAACTACTGTTTACTACATTGACCCAAAGAGTTCCGCTAAGCGAGCTAAACGTTTACGTCGTAAGCTTGCGAAACAATCGTGGGAGTTTGTTCCTTCGCGTGTTGTACCCAGTCTTCGACAGTATGAGCGTGACATTCATTTATCATCTCGCACTAGTGAGCCTCTTGATGAGGCTTATGGTGCATTTTTGTTAGCTCAAGCTGTGATGACTACTGATTTCCAACCGATGAGGGATGATGACATTTGGGAATCTCAGATTCAAATGGTTTTTGATTCATACTGTTACCCTTCAAAGAGCGCGTTGCAGCGTCTTATCGAAAACGGTTGTGATTCTGAATCAGACATCTCTGATGATGATTCTGAGTTCAGCTTTGAATTTCATCCTCATTCTCACTTTTCCCGAGTTTCAACACTCATTCAACATTTTCAAGATCAAATTGATTTACATCCTAAAACTGTTGTGGACATCCATTTCGGCTTCCCGTTCGCGATTGCTGAGGCACTTCTACGTTCTCAAGTTAACCATCATCGCCTTCATTGGGTTAGAGAGGAACGTAATCAATTTGATTCTCGTACGATCATTTGTATGGCGAAGGGATACAAAGGTCATGATTTAGTTGCACACACTACTGTGGCTAGTCTTCCTCAAATGCTGGCCAGCCCTGATCGTGAGGTGCAATTTCATGCGAGTATCATAGCATTTGGTTTGATGGATGATTTCCGTGCAACCCGTTACCAAACGCATGCTCTTCCAGATGCTGATGATGTGTTCGAAGAGTTAGGTGACTTGGAAGTAGCACCTTTTTGGATTGACTACAGTACTGATGAGGAAGAAGTTGAGTTAGTTCCTCATTCAGATCAACAGTGGCACGATTCCATTTTCGATGATCCTAATTGGATCGACCGTGAGTCTGACGAAGACCATGAAATTCCGTTAACCACATACACTCGCGCGATGCGTTACACCAACGTAGCACGCGATATCGTCATCGCTAAGATGGTTAACACCGTGAGGTGGAAGCTGGAAGCATCTTGGATGCTTTTCATGTCTTACCGGAGTGCCATGTGGTTGTATTGGCAGACTGGTCAACGACGACACATTCGTTATAATGACCTTAAACGTGCGGTCATGAATTGGTGCGCACTTTTCTTTGGTGGTAGATCTTACGGTGATTTCTTGGTTTGGGCGCTGGATACTTTGATTGAACTACCTAGCATGTTCTTTCCACAAAGTTCAGATTGGAATTTCCCTGGAAATTTCAATAATGTGGCTTTGGTCGTTACGGCCTTGCCATTTCTTTTCAGTTTTCCTTCTAAACGCCTTGAGCGTCTTTCGAACTTCATCAACAATTATTCTAGACGCGGAGGTGGTAAAGATCAAACTGATTTGTTGAATCACTTTGTTGAATCAACAGCTTGGTTGTATGACACTGGTTTACAGTGTTTTGAAGCCAAGTCTTTTTCTCCATTTTTCCATACCCCAGCTACTTATGGAGCGTGGCACGCGGAAGTGTGTCAACATTTAGAAACTCGTACCATTGCGGAGTTGACTTCTGAGACTTATCCCGATTACTTGTCTCGTTTAACTACATTGCAAGATCAAGGTATCCAGATTCGAAATCGAGCGGAAGGGAAAGATAGGTGGGTCTTTTCTTTTGCGGACCGTAAGCTTAATGCTATAGCGGACGTTTTGAATTCGGAGCAACTTGCCAATTTGGCTCGAACTTCCAAAGCTCCACCATTCGCTATTGGATTGTTTGGACCACCTTGCACTGGTAAGACTACTTTCATTGATGAGTTGTTGAAAGTGTACAGTTGCATTGCTGGCAAGGAGTTTAAACCGCATCAGAAGTATGTTAATTCAGCTTCTGATAAATTTGAGAGTGGGTTGCGAAACTCTCATCGGTACTTTGTGCTAGATGACTTGGGTGCGATTAATCCCGATCGTGCCGGAGAGGCAGCAGGTGCTGCCATTTTACGTTTCATGGAATTTTTCAACTCCATGTCGTCTGCTTCTAATCAAGCCGATGTTAGCGATAAGGGTAAGATCTTTGCGCTTCCTGAGGTGGTAGTAGCGACGACGAATGATGAAGCGTACGGGACTCACAAGGTTGCTAAAGAACCTTGGGCGTTTTTCCGCCGTTTGCGATATGAAGTCGTTCTTGTAGTGAAAGAAGAGTTCACTGAGGATGATGGAATTCGACTGGATGTAACGAAGATTGGTAAGGAGACAGATCTTCATTATTTCACAGTTCATGAGTTTCAAGAATCAACCGCAACTAACGGTTTACCGCGCCGGGATGTTATCATGGAGAAAGCTTCTCAAGTAGAGTTCTTCCGTTGGTACAGAAATGTTATTTCAGCCCATCTTTCTCATAGAAAGAATTTTTCTGACCAACTTGGAGCTATTATCAAGCAGAAGTTTTGTGATGGTTGTTCCATGTTAGAGATGCGTTGCCAGTGTGTCAAACCACAAGGTAGTTGTCTCTCATCCACTAAGAAAGTAGCTCTTTCTGTTCGACAGCGTTTACAAGAATTCGCAGCTTCATTGCTCGAATATGGTTCCCTATTTCGCCATTTCAGGGAATTTTTGCGCAATGACTACGAATTTTATTCACAACTCAAACGAATCATTGCTTCTTTTATCGCAATGGTAATGGTCCGTGGTATTGATAAGCTAGATGATGAAGAGATCAAAGCTTTGAAATCCACTCGACCTAATGCCGTCGAAGACAAGAAGAAGAAGATGCGACAGTTTAAGGCTGTCACGAATAAGAAGGAACAATTTTCTAAAGAGTTGGTTGCTCAAAGCGAGCAATATGACTCTTTTCTTCAACGCTTAAAGCTGAGTGATCTTGAGGTAGAGGCAGATCCTTGGCGGAGTGTTGAGACACCACCAGAGTTTGAATTGAGGCCTCAAACTCAATCTATTTCGATTGAGACCTTGTATTCAAAGGTTAAGAAGAATATCGTTTGGTTAGAATTCTTTGATGTTGACGGTTCAATTGTACGAGGTTCCGAAGCCTTAGGGCTTTATGGAAGTTTCGTGCTTACCACTGCTCACAACGTCACAAAGGAGATTGCTTTCATTCGTTTAGGTGGAACGAAGAAGATGTTGGACGTTCGCTCTGCGATTTTGTCTATTAATCTTCCAAACGATTTCGTTATGATTCGAATCGAGGGTCGTCTTTTTAGATCGCTTTTGGCTTTTCTCCCTGTGGAGATTAATTCTCTCCCGCATGCCATAAGTGTCTTATCGACGTCTTCTCGTTTTCCGGATCATGATGGTATCTGGGCCACTGCTACCCCAGCATCGGTGTTTGATAACGGGAACACTTACTTCAAATTTCTCGTGAACAAACAGGGTGTTGCTGGATTGTGTGGTTCAGTTTATCTGGCTTCTATGGGCAACCGGGTATTTATACTCGGTATGCACCAGTACGGAGCTGGAGCAGATTCCTTGTGTTTGCCTCTAACTTCACACATAGGAGTCGATTCGGCTGCTTGGGCGAGATCGTTGTTGAAGGAGAGATTAACGAATCGTCTGAGTGATAATGGCTTACGATTGACTCACAATCGTCCGGTTTCATCAACGTTTCACCGGAAGTCGTATGTCCATTTTCGGACTGGTCCTTGGCCGGACCATTTTAAGCCTTTGTGCGAGATTCCTTATGGAATTTCGAAGCCTAAAACTCATTTTCGTCCTACTCCTTTGGTCGAGCATCCTTTATCCCGCATACCAGCGTGTGGTAAAGTTGTCCCGGACATGAGAGTGGGTGAGACTGAGAATGGTTATCAAAATCCATTTAACGATGGGATTGATCAGTATATTGATTTTCAGAGCAATTTGCAAGAACAAGAGGTCATGGATGCGGCTTTTGTTGTTGCGAAGCGCTTTGTCTCAATTTTCGAGAAATTGGATCAAGGATGTCCATTGGAGGAGCGAGAGTCTCTCAATGGTGTCCATGGTGTTCGTTTTCTCGATGCGTTGAAGCGAAAGACTGGACAAGGTTTACCTAAACGTGGACCGAAATCCGAGTTTATTGCTGAAGACGTTGCTGGTCGTTCTTATACTCCGGAAGCACGACAGGCTTTTCAGTCAATGGTTGAAGCATTGGCTGAAGGGGTGAATCCTGGCATTATTGGAGATGCTACTCTTAAGGATGAACCCAAGAAACCCAAGAAGGCAGTTAGGGTTTTTACACAGTACCCTTTCCTTTACAATGATCTCATGAGGCGATTGGTTTTGCCTCTTCTTAAGGTCATTCAGGAAAACCCAATTTTATTTGGGATTTCTATAGGGATGAACGCTGAGTCTCGCGATTGGAAGGATATCTTTGACAAACACATTGATTTTCCCTTCCATGTTCTTTTCGACTTTTCGAAGTTCGATAAATCTCACAACAAGTTCACCATGAAGGCGGTTGCTTTAATTCTTTACGCCTGTGCACAAGTCTTTTACCCTAAATCTTGGGCTGTGCACGGGTTTCCGTGGCAACTACTTTTCATTCGTGGAATGAACGTTACCATTTTCCCTCTACTCAATTTTCTCAACACCATTTTTGAGTGTGAGGGTGGATTAGGTTCCGGTTTATTTTTCACGGCTATAGCCAATAGTATAGCTCAGGCTATCATTCTTCAAATTTTGTGGCATCGATTGCAAAAGCGCCGAGGTGAGGAGCGCGATTGTGATTCTGGTGTCGACACATTTGCTCAGAAGAATGTAGATGATAAGTACGGTGATGACGGGATGCTCTCAACAACAGATCCTGAATTCAATCTTGCTTACTTCATCTCTGAGGCTGCTACTTTTGGTTTGAAGATCACTGATCCAAACAAGGGTACAGAGATACCGGATTCTTTTCCGGTTGAGAAGTGGGAGTATCTGAAACGTCGCTTTGTTAAGTACGGCGACCGTGTCTGGGCTCCCCTAGCCATTGATTCGATCTTAAAACAATTGAATTTCTGGACGGGGGACGATGATAAATCAGAGTATTCCGCGATGTGCGAGAGATGCGAAGATGCTGTGAAGTACTTCTCGTACCATGATGATGCTACTTATTACCGCTACGTTAGCATCATCCAGCACGCCATGGATTTACGCTATGGTGTGCGACCTCTCGGCGAACATTTTCCTCTTCGAGCCGAGATTCATCGAAAGTATGATAAGTACTTTCAACCAACGGGTTATTCTAACCTTAATTTGGCAACAAAGATGGGTATGTCCCGCGTTTACTTTAGGAAACTTTATTTTTCGCGAGCTACTTATCCTGAGCTGGATTTAAAGCAGAAACGCATGTTCTGGCTGCAATCACACCTTTCAAAACGCGCCAATTTTACTTCTTCCTTATTTGCGCGGGGGAGTGGTCAGAAACAGTAAAGGGAGATGAGGGATTCGATATACGGCATATCGTCTACCCTGAGAAAAATAAATTTGTCGTGCTAATACTTCACCAACTGATAAAGTACCTACGGAGGTGGTACAGACTGAGGAAACTCAAGTCCAAGAACCTTCGATGAGTCAAGATGTCACTCGTTTCCACACTGAAGCACCTCACCAAGAAGGGTTTGTTGAAGAGGCAACCTTCCTTGATGATTTTGCTCCTTATCCTGAATTGGGTACATTAGCTGATTTCTTTTCTCGACCTGTGAACATTTACACGTTCACTTGGTCCACGGATATCGATCTTCATATCGATCCCTGGGCCCGTTTCCTCAATGATGCTACGATGGTTGACAAGCTTACATCGTTTAAGTATCTGAGAGGGAATCTCCATATGGAGATTCAAATTAACGGTACGCCATTTCATTATGGACGCATTTTAGTGTCTTATGAACCGCGGAATGGTTCCGTTATGTCCGTTGATGGCGATTATCGCCAACATTCCAATCTTCCTCACGGGGTGCTTGATCCTGCTACCAATAGTGCAGTTCATTTGATTGGTCCTTTTATCAAACCCGAACTATGGATCGATCTTACTTCTACTACTGGTGCACAACTTGGTATTCTGAACTTTGATACCGTTGTTTCACTTGCTTCTGCTTCTACTACGGTGGAACCGGTTACCGTTCAAGTTTATGCTTGGATGGAAGATGTTCAGATTGCTTATCCGACACAAGCACTTTTGGCCACTTTCACTCCACAATCTAAGAAGGTGACCCGTCGGAAGAAGAACCCGGGCAAACAAGTCGGGGCATCAGATGAATTTCAAGAAGAACCAAACTCTGGAATTATATCTGGCCCCGCAGCTGTGCTTTCTACTATTGCAGGTCGTTTGACGGATGTTCCTGTAATAGGACCTTACGCTACTGCAGCTTCGTCCGCATTTCATTATGCTGGACAGCTGGCGGCAGTGTTTGGTTGGAGTCGGCCCAACAATATTACTGCGATTTCAAGAATGACACAGTTACCAACAACTAACATGGTTAACACTGATCAATCGGACAATTCTGTGGCATTGACTGTCGGATCTAAGGCTGGAGTGAGCGTAGATCCGCGTGTTACTGGTTACAATATTGGTGAGGATGAGTTGGCTTTATCTAGCATTTACTCAAGACCTACTCTCCTCCCACCTGTAGCCTGGGCGCAAACTGATGCAGCTGGTACAATTTTGACCACATTACCAGTCTGTCCTTTTGTGGGTACCACTAGTCCTCTTGACTATGTTGGTATGACCGCATTGGGATTTTGTGCCGTCCCTTTTTCTCAGTGGTCTGGATCCTTGGTATTTAGGATCCAAATAGTGTGCTCTAAATATCATCGAGGTCGTTTGCGGTTCGATTGGAACCCTGATTCTAATTATAATAACGACATGACGCGTGTCTTCAATCATATTGTAGACATTGCTGATACGAAGGAACTTTGTTTTACTATTCCTTACGCTCGAGATAGACCAGTTTTGGATACAGGCTTACCAGATTCGTTTGGTGCTTACGCAGACACCAACGGTTTCTTTACTATCCGTGTACAGAATGAGCTCACCGCCCCAGACTCTGTGACTGATGTTGCTATTTTGGTCTGGGTTTCTGGTGGTCCTGACTTGACCTTCTACAATCCTCGACATCAATTTGCAAAGTATCAAGTTCATCGACAATCTATGGAGATGAAAGACACTAATGTGTGTGAAGAAGTAGTGTTCTTTACTGGTGGTCGTAGTCCCCATTATGATGAGTTGATGTATGGTGATCCCATCCGTTCTTTTAGACCTTTGCTTAAGAGGTACACTTTACATACGTGCATCAATCGAAATGATGGTTTACCTGCTAATGGTCGTAGGTTCGTTTATAATGTTCCACAATATCCACAAGCTCATGGGCCTTCAGTTTATGGAACTTCGTACGTCACTGCTGACTCCCTTGCTTACAATATGACTCTTACTCATCTTGCTAATTTCCTTGAGTTTTCTTTTCTTATTAAGCGAGGCGGTTTTCGGTGGATAGCGGATACGCGTTTGCTTGGTAATGAAGCAGTTTCAACTAATGCTCGCATTACCCGTCAGTTCAACACTGCTACTATGGCGGCTTTTCAGTTCCGTGGTGACACTGATTCCTCTTTTGCACCAACCACTTACGCTTTAGGCCAAGGTGGTTATAATGTCCTTGGAGGAAATGTTGGTTCATCTTCTACTCAATGGGCTACTGAAACTTTTTCTGGAAGTCAATTGTACATGCCTCATAGAGGTCAACTCCCGACTTGGGAGGTACCATTTTACAATTCTAAAAGGTACGTTAATAACTTGACCCCTAACACTACTTCAGCTACGACGAGCTCTATTCCTGAGCAAGCAGTTCGCCTAGTTTTAGATTGTTATAATGAGGGGACGGCACTGCCATATTATGCGAATAGTCCTGTCGAGTTGTATTGCGCAGCTGCGGATGATTTCACGATGAACTTCTTTCTAGGGGTCCCTCTGTGGTCTACCTTTGATGATAGAGTTATCGGTGATTTCAGCACTGGTTATGCACCACTCATTTAAACAGCGGGGGGCGCTGTTTTAAAATAAAAGCTCCCAATTTCTTTCTGGACTCGTCTGGAAACACATAGTTCGTTAATGCGAAGCCTATGATCCCGGAATTTTTACCTAAATGGTTTCAAGGGGGAGGTCAAAGTGAATAACGTTTATGGTGTGACGAAATCCTTT